ATTCACCGGTCATCGCAGGGTGCTGGGACGGCGTACTCGCTCTGGCCCCACGATTCACGAACAGTTTCGACTGATGGGCTACCTCCTCTACTGGCTGGATCCAGCGACAGGATCCTCAGCAGCCAGCACCGCAGAGACGTTCCTCAACTGGGACGGGTCCATCACCTGCCCCGGATCCAACATCACCCTCCTCGATACCGACCTAGTCCAGCACTACGACGAGACGCTTGGTGACTACGTCATCGACTCGCCCAGAGTCTGGTCGCTGTGGAAGGCGTCTGGGTTCAAGCCCATGCGGATGGCCCAGCGCGATGACGGCAACGGGAAGACAGAGCGCTCCGCGAAGATCAGGACGGCAGGCAAGGAGATGTCCTCTTCTGATGACTCCAACCGCCTTACCCATCAGGGCAGAGGCCAGTACCGATGAGACACCAGTGAGACACTAATTAGGAAAGGAGTCATCATGGATGCCTTCAAGATCTGGCTCGCCACCACCCCGCTCGGCTCCGCCTTCAAGGTGCTGCTGGCGGGGATCTTTGCTGCCGCCACGCTCACATGGACGACGGAGGGGAGCATCTCCTTCGATCACTGGCAGACATGGCTCATCGGAGCCTTGGCTGTCGCCATTCCGCCACTGATCAACTGGCTCAACCCCGCCGATACCCGTTACGGCAGGGGCAAGGACGTGCCCACCGATGGGTGAGTACGAGCAGATGGAACTAGATTTTGAGGAGGAGTGACATGCCCACGTCGCTCAATGGATGGCCTGTACTCAAGCCCGGTTCGACCCTGTTGGCCACAGGGACTGTTCCCGGCACCAAGATCCACCTGACCTGCCACAAGGTCGTCCTGCCCTTGATGCTGGCAGTGGCCTACGACTACGCCGCATGGATCCGCCCTCTGAGGGCGAACTGCACAGGCGGCTACGCCTACCGTCAGGCTCGCTCAGGAGCAGGCTGGAGCGTCCACTCGGCTGGTGCAGCCATCGACATCAACTGGTCCTACGAGGGCGCTCAGAGGTCGTCCAACCGCCCGTTCTGGAGGGACGTGGACAACCACCGTGCGCAGGACCAGATCATGGAGGTCTACGACGTGCTGGAGTGGGGCGGCGACTGGAGCGCCTCCTACTGGGATCCGATGCACTGGCAGATCTCCCAGCACGCCAACGCCTCCGTTGTGGCCAAGAAGATCGAGTACCTCGGGATCGATGCCAAGGGCGTGCGACACAATGCGTGGAACGGCAAGCCGCTGAAGGAGCCACGAGGATGACCGCTGTCCGGACGACTACTGCTGCCTCAGGGGCAGTCACCTTCATGACCCAGCGCAAGAAGTGGTTCAAGGTGGGGATGAGAGTCCCCATCCTGCTCACGGGTGGAGACCGCTATCGCCGTGGCCCCATCTCGGCAGTCACTGACCAGAACAACGTCACCGTCCTGATCGACGGGGACGAGTACGTTGCTACTCGCGTCCTCGGCAAGAACAGGTTTCAGGAGGTCTAGTGAAGGACGCGTTCGGGGTTTCACGGGAAACGCTCTCCAAGGCTCACCATCACCACTACACGCTCAAGCGCGTGGTGAAGGAACTGACGAGCCAGAGCGTCTCCACGGGCTACAGCCAGTCCAAGAAGAAGCGAAAGCGCTGATGGCATTCGTGCTGGAGCGCCTGCCGCAGGACGACGACGAACTGTGGTGGGTGGTCAACAAGATGTGGGGAGTGACCCTCCCCCGTCATACCTGTGGCAACCCTGAGCACACCCCGCCCTTTCAGGCCTTCGCTGACGCTTACTTCACCCGGAACAGCATCGTGCTGTGGCACGGTAGCCGTGGTCTGTCAGGCAAGTCCTTCATGCTGGGCATCCTCGGGCTGACCAAGGCCTTCCTCCTAGGGGCCGACACGAACCTGCTGGGCGGCTCGCTGGCGCAGTCCTCCAACCTCCACATCCACATGCGTAACGCGATGGAGTCCAAGAACGCCCCTCGGTTCATGATCGAGACCGAGTCGCAGACCCTGATCAAGTTGACCAACAAGGCCAAGATCCGACCCCTGACGGCTTCCCAGAAGACTGTCCGTGGCCCTCACCCGCCGTTCCTCATCCTCGATGAGATCGATGAGATGGATCAGGACATCCTCGATGCCGCTCTGGGCCAGCCCATGCCACAGAAGAACTACCTCGGGGAGATCCTCCAGCCCTGCACCGTCATGTGCTCAACGTGGCAGAACCCTGAGGGCACCTTCACGGAGATGCGCAGGCGCTTCGAGGAGAGGGGCCTGCCCATCGTCCAGTGGTGCTACCTGTGCTCGGCCAACCCCATCGACGGCTGGCTATCTCAGGAGACCATCGACAACAAGAAGAACGAGATCCCTGCGGAGATGTGGCGGACCGAGTACGAACTCGGTGAGCCTGCCATCGGCAACCGCGCCTTCAACCCTGAGGCAGTGGACAAGATGTTCTCCCTGCCCATGGAGCCCATCACCGAGAAGATCAGCAAGGACTTCGAGGAGTACACCTTCGCGGAGTACTCACGCGATGGTGACTACGTGGCTGCTGCCGACTGGGGCAAGGAGCAGGACTACACGGTCATCTCCGTGTGGCGGCAAGACAGAAACCCCTACCAACTGGTGTACTACATGAGGGTCAATCGTCGTCCGTACCCCCAGATGATCGGATGGTTCAACGATGCCATTCAGCGCTATAGCGCGGTTGCTATTCATGACGGCACTGGACTTGGCAATGTCGTCAATGACTATGTTGATACGCGTGCTCGTTCCTTCATCATGACGGGACAGAACCGCAACAACATGCTCACTGAGTACGTCAACGCGGTGGAGAAGGGAGCGGTCATGGCTCCTCGAATCAAGTCCGCGCACCTTGCTCACAAATACTGTCAGGTGGGCGACCTCTACAAGGCGGGTCAGGAGTTCCACCTGCCTGATGAGGTCTGCTCGTTCTCACTGGCCTTCAAGGTCATGGGATGGTCAGGCAAGCCCGTGGGGCCAGTAGACCTTCCTCGGGACAACACTCCAAGCAAGTTGGAGCAGATGTTCTCGCCCGCAAATGGCGAGGTCTACATCAAGAGCGATGTGAGGGATCCAGACGGAATCTCCCTCATGGTGTGACCAAGTGCCTGAGAGGATGGACACATGAGTTCTAGCACCTACGAGGCGAACATCGATCCGGGTCCGGGGATTGATGTCCCCAAGAACGTCAACCCGATGATCGAACTGGGTGCTACGGGCCTGCGTCGAACTGCTGGGTACGTCGATGAGGAGTTCCTCCCGCAACTCAAGGGTCGCAAGGCTGTCCAGATCTACCGGGAGATGGCCGACAATGATCCGGTTATCGGATCACTTCTCTTCTCTGTTGACCGCCTGCTGAGGCAGGTGGACTGGCGCGTGGAGCCTGCCAGCCAGAAGGACGAGGACAAGAAGGCTGCCGAGTTCGTAGAGCAGTGCATGGACGACATGTCCACGACGTGGGATGACCTCATCACCGAGGTTCTCACCATGCTCCCCTATGGCTTCTCGTGGCACGAGATCGTCTACAAGCGCCGGGTGGGGCCATGGGAGAAGGACAACAAGAAGCGCTCCCGGTTCTCTGACGGCAAGATCGGCTGGCGGAAGATCCCCATTCGTGCTCAGGAGACCTTCCAGCGGTGGGTCTTCGATGAGACGGGCGGGGTCAAGGCCTACGTCCAGATCCCTCCTCCGTACTACCAGATGATCACCATCCCCATCGAGAAGTCGCTCCTGTTCCGGGTGAGCACGGCCAAGGGCAACCCTGAGGGCCGCTCCTTCCTGAGGAACGCCTACCGCCCGTACTACATGAAGAAGCGCCTAGAGGAAATCGAGGCCATCGGTGCCGAACGAGATCTGGCAGGGCTGCCGATGGCACGCGTCCCCTCTGACTACCTGTCTGCGGCCAAGGGGACTGACAAGGCAAAGATGGTGGAGGCATTCCGCCAGATGGTCCGGTCGGTAAGGCGGAACGAGCAGGAGGGCGTCATCATCCCCCGGATGGTGGACCCGGACACCAAGATGGACAACTTCGACTTCGCCCTGCTCAACTCCGGTGGCGGTCGTCAGTTCAACATCAACGAGATTATCCAGCGGTACGAGGAGCGCATCCTCATGACCGTGCTGGCCGACTTCATCCTCGTGGGCCATCAGGGGACCGGCTCCTATGCCCTGCACACCGACAAGACCGGACTCTTCCGGGCATCGATGAACTCCATTTCCTCCTCCATCGCGGACGTGTTCAACCGCTACGCGATCCCTCGCCTGTTCGAAGTGAATGGCTGGAAGGTGGAGCAACTGCCCCGGTTGGTCCCCGGCGACATCGATCCGCCTGACCTGACCCAGTTGTCCCAGTTCATGGGCCAGTTGACCACCGCTGGTCTGCAGTGGTTCCCGGACCCCGAACTGGAGAAGTTCCTGCGCGATGCCGCTCGCCTGCCCAAGTTGGACGAGACCAGCGAGCAGGTCAAGGAGACCGAGGCGCGTCAGGCCAACATCATGCGTCTGGCCCAGCAGAGGCTCGATCTCATCGGGCTGTCCACGCAGGCTGAGCAGGGCCAGATGGGTCTTCAGCAGCAGCAGATGGGCATGGAGCAGCAGGCCCAGCAGATGACCCTTGCCGAGCAGCAGGCGCAGGAGCAGTCCAATCCCGAGGTGCAGCAGGCTCAGGCTGCCCAGACGGTGCAGTCGGGCGAGATGGATCTGGCTGCCAAGGAGCAGGCCATGCGCCACACAGAGGAGAAGCACGGCCTCACGCTGGAGCAGATGAAGGCCCAGATGCAGGCCAAGCAGTCCTCTGAGGATCCGCGATTCGCTGACCAGAAACTCAAGCAGGGCGACGATCTCCACAAGGAGAAGGTCAACCAGTTGAAGTTCCAGTCCAAGGCCCAACAGGAACTGCACAGTGAGAAGGTCAAGTCGATGCGCCTGAAGGCCAAGACAGACACGAACAAGAAGCCACCGCTACCAAAGCCTAAGGAGAAGAAGTGATCTCCCCCTTCGGTGTGGAGTACCGCGAAGTCTCCAAGGCTCAGGTCCAACTGGGCGACAAGGAGAAGAACGCCGCTGTCGCTGCTGGCACGGCTGGTGGTGCCTATGCAGGTCACTGGGCCTACCTGACTCCTGATCACGCCTACAACGAGCACATCCACAAGCCGTGGTTCGACCACCAGTTGCAGCAGGCGAAGAAGTTGCCCAAGAAGGGCGAGGTGGAAACCGCCAAGGCGACCATCGCCTCTCAGGAGACCAAGCAGGCTGCCAGCGCTGCCCAGAACAAGACCAAGGCCGTGAAGTTGCGCGAGCGGGCAGTGAAGGCTCCCAAGGAGATGAAGCCCGACTTCTGGGACCAGCAGGCGCGGGACAAGTCTGCGGCTACCCATCTGGAGACCAAGGCTGCTCCCATCCCTGACCAGCCTGCCTATGACCGGGCCAAGGCTGTGGTGACCGAGTCCGAGCGGAAGACCCCACGCTCCACGAGCATGACCCGCGAGCAGGCGGACAAGTTCATCGAGCGCACTGAGGTCCCTGACCCCAAGCATCAGAAGAAGTACAAGTACGACGCCAGCCTGCCCAACGCCCGAACCAACCCCAAGAACGTCAAGGCCATCGGTGAGCACGGGACCAACTGGCACAAGTCGAAGGGCTTCTTCCGCGACTTCCCCAAGGATCTACCGGGCAGCAACTACCGCAGGGCAGGTGGCTGGTACTCCAAGGGCAGGACAGGCCATGCGGTGGCTATCGGAGCCATGGGCGTGGGCGCTTACCTTGGCTACAAGGGGACGAAGAAGGCTGTGGAGAGCAAGCCCCTCAACCAGAAGGTGGACAAGGCCCTCAAGGTTCCCAAGGCCCTGAGACTGAAGTACGTTCCTGAGAGCGAGATCTCCCTGAAGAACTGGAAGCGGGTAATCCGCGATCCGGGATTCGTTACCCCCGCCGTGACCGTTCCCGCAGCAGGGGCCACGGGTTATGCCATGTCCGCTCGAAAGAAGAAGGCCGGGAAGAAGGAACTATGACCTACACCAACTCGTTCTTCGGTATCCCTGAGGATGACACCAAGTTCAATCTCAAGGCTGCGGTGGACACCTATGAGTGGGTGCTCGCCAACCCGGACACTGCCGACTTCGTCATCTCCAAGTTGCTCTTCGACTTCGTTCCCGCTGACATCGCCAAGCATCAGGACGAGGTGGACAAGTACGCTCGCGAGTACGTCGCCAAGCGTCTGGACTTGGCCAAGCGGGGCATCTCCCGGACCATCTCCAAGGACATCTCCGACACCGAGGAGCAGTTGGTCCTCGCCGTAGAGGACATCTCGAAGGCCTACTCGTCCTTTGATCGCGGTCTCATTGCAGACAGGCGCACGCGCAATGAGCATGGCCAGTTCATGGACGAGGCAAAGAGGCTCGCCCACAACGAGGGCATTGACCGGGCCAACCTCGTCCACGGGAACAAGCAGGACAAGAAGTGGAAGTCCACCTACATCAAGCAGTACGACAAGACTCTGGAGGCGGCGCTCAAGGCTTCTTCCTCCAGCGAGAATCAGCCGTACTTCGACTTCCTGTCCTCCTTGAACGTCCCTGACTTCTCTGAGCAGAAGGGCATTGCCGAGGGCGTGGCCGGGGACTGGATGGGACATGGTCCTGACGACTACCGGACTACTGACCAGTTCTGGCGGCGTACCTCAACGGCTGCCGCTATCGGATCTGGCGCTGCTGCGGCCACCGGCAACCAGCAGGCTGCCACTGCCCTGATGGCAGGCAAGTTCGTCGGGGACATGGCTCCTGAGGCGGAGAAGGTCATGGGGCCGACAGCCCGTCGTGCGGCCTACCGCTACCGGGGCACGGAGAAGACTCCCAACGCCCGCTACCAGCGGCTCATCGATGGGTCCAAGCAGCACTACGGCAGCGGATCAGTCGCTCGGGAGAACATGCTGCGGGGCACCTTCCAGAAGATCCCGGTCAACCCCTACAACACGCAGGCTGGCTCGCGAGAGATCTGGAACCCCTCTCCCCTGATCGAGGAGATGCAGAAGACCCTTCCCGATCCCCAGCGCTACCACCTGAACCGCAAGTCGGGGACGATCCCTCCCTCACAGGGCATCATCATCGACAAGTCCGGACGGGTCACCACCGAGGCCGTGGGCTATGGCGAGGACTGGTACCTGCCGTTCAACCTCTCCCACATGAAGGACGTGCGGGGCGGGGAGTACGTGCGCACGCGTGCCTTCGGCGGGCTGACCACAGAGGATGTGACGGCTGGCCTGATCTCCGGGGCGCGGGCTGTCACTGTGGTCTCCCACTCAGGCGTGTTCACGATGGAGTTCGATCCTTCCTTCACTGGCTCCAAGCGCTACAACGACAAGGCTGCTCGGATGGCCAAGCGGTACGGCCAGTTGCTGGACGCAGTCAAGTCCAAGGAAGTCTCCTTGGGGTCTATCCCTCCCCAGCGCAACGAGGAACTCAAGGCTCTGGCCGCTCGCAAGTACTCTCCTGACCTTGACGTGAAGGCGTACAAGGAGCAGTTGAAGAAACTGCAGGACAAGGAGCGAGAGGATCCCAAACTCGCTGAGGCGACCAAGTCCGAGATCCTCACCCAGTTGCTCAACGAGCGGGTGCAGGAGGATGACCCGGCCAAGGACTTCCAGTCGTTCCAGTTGGCTGCTGAGGCTGCCGCGAACAAGAACGGCAACTACGAGGTCGTGGACCAGATCTCCACGCCTGAGAAGGCCATCAAGCACTTCGGGATGGAGATTCAGGCGAAGAAGGCCATCGAGGATGCTCAGGCCACCTACGAGCAGGAGATGAACCCACTGGACCTCAATGGCCGTGGCTACTACCAAGCAGCCAAGGGCCTGCAGGATCAGTTCCCGTACTACATCAAGGACGTCTGGCACACGGACTTCCACAACGGCAATCAGGACTACGGCTACGTCAAGGCCCGCTTCATCCGCCCTGAGGGAGCACTGGCCGGGTACTACGACCCGTCGATCACGGGCAAGCCGAAGATCTCTGCGGACATGACCCACTACCAGAACATCGGGGTCACGGGCACGAAGGACTTCAACCCGCCCAAGTACTACGAGGCCAAGCGCTACAAGAAGGACGCTGAGGTCAAGGCTGCTCCGGGCAAACTGGACGGCACCGTTGTTGGCGCTACTCCGAAGGAGGAAGACAACGATGGTGGCCCAAAAGCACCGTCAGTAAAGTCCTCGAACGCCGACCAAACTGAGGCGATCCTCGGGATGGTCGAACATCTGCGCAACCAGCGGATGTTCGGACCGGGGGCTGGGCAGAACTACGCCAGTCGTGGGGTCTCCCCTGCTGACTGGAACTCCCTCAAGAGCCAGTACCCAGAACTGCTGGGCAAGGAGCCTGACGACATCCGGCTCATGCTCTACCGGTCTGGTGCAGACTCGGACTACGCCAAGAAGTTGCGCGGGGAGATCGACTCGCTGCTGGACATGAACTACTTCACGGTGGACGAGAACATCCGTCGCGCCTACACGCAGGGCAAGTCTGCTGTCCTTCGGGAGACCCCTGAGAACGCTATGGAGTTCATCGCGTCGTACCCGATGATCAACAAGGGGACGATCTTCGACTTCACCGAGGTTCCTCAGGACAGGACGCGCCAGTTCTACGACGAGACGATCAAGGAGTACCTCGCGGGCACGGAGGGTCTTCGTGACGCAGGGATCACCGATGAGTCCTCCCGAGCGGAGATCGTGGAGGCTGCCACCAAGCGCGGGCAGCAGTTGGCCGAGCAGTATCGACTGTGGTCGCGCCGGGACGCGGGGCTTAACCCGACGACTGTCCCTGAGATCTCCATGGACGACATTCAGCGTGAGGGCCGCTACATGGCCTACGTCGTTCAGGCAGCCGTGCTGCGGGACAAGACTCCTGCCCCTGAGGAGGAGGAGGAGACGCCACAGGAGACCCCTGAGCGCGAGTCTCGCAAGGCCATCTCCACTGATGACGCCGAGCGGCTGAAGAGCGCTGCGGCTGCCTCAGGGGTGATCCAGCGCAAGGAGAACGTCAAGGAGATGCAGGACAAGATCCACGCCATGATCGGCATGGATCAGGTCTCCAAGGAGATCGACTCCCTTGTCAACGAGGCTGAGGTCAACGCCTACCTCGAAGCCCATGGGATGCCGGTCACCCCGCCCATCCGGCACATGGTCTTCGCTGGCTCTCCGGGAACGGGCAAGACCACGGTCGCCCACATCCTCGCCCCGATCTATGCAGACATGGGCCTGATCCCGTCCGACAAGGTCGTGGTCAAGAGCCGTGACGATCTGGTGCAGGCCAATCAGGGCAACACGGAAGAGGCCGTCAAGAACGCCTTCGAGGAGGCCAAGGGCGGCGTGCTGTTCATCGATGAGGCCTACTCCCTCAAGGTGGATGACATGGACACCCTCGGGCAGATCGCCGTCAACGGGATCAACCAGAAGGCCTCGGAGAATCAGAACGACACGGTTGTCATTCTCGCTGGGTACCCAGACCAGATGGAGGACTTCCTGAAGAACAACCCCGGCCTGAAGTCCCGGTTCCCCACCACCATCCACTTCCGCAACTACAACTCCAAGGAGATGAAGCAGATCGCGGAGAAGATGATCAAGGACGACGGCTTCCGGATGGTTCCGGGGTCTAGGGCTTCAGCCATCCTTGGTCAGGCCACTCACCGGATCGCCACGGATCCCGACAGCGCCAACGGGCGCGACGTCTTCAACCTGTACCAGAAGATCGCCCGTGCCCATAAGAACCGGCTGGCAGGGACGAACCCGACCAAGGCCGAACTGGAGATCATCACCGGGGACGACGTGATCGAGGGCATCGCCACGTTCGATGAGAACTTCCTGAACCGCAGGAACACAGCGGCATGACCACCTCCTTCCCGGAACTCACAGACCCCAGAGAAGCGTTTCTGGAGGCCGGGTACCAGCCCGTCGTCCCCTCCAAGAAGCAGGACTCCCCTCATCTGCTGCTCATCGGCATGGGTATCGGAGCAGCGATTCTCGGGATCAAGATGATCATGAGCCACCAACTGGCAAAGAAGAACCCCCAGTCTCCTGAGGAGGCTAGGGGTCTTGCCATGAGCATCTGGGAAGCCAACAGGTCTGTGTGGCGGAAGTTGGCTACTCCCTCCGTGCTGGACGCCTACAAGTTGGGCGGTCCCTCCCTGTTCATCCCCGGCGACAAACTGGAGAAGTTGGCTGTCATCTACGTTGACGAGTTGGGGGACTACTTCCACCAGACCAGCGTCGATGCTCTGGTGGAGGGCTTCAGTGCACAGTTGAACTCAGGGTGGTCCAACGACATCTCGTGGCGCAGGTCCACCCCCGCGTACGGGCTGGACTCCAAGCAGACCCGCTCCTACGTCATCACGCTCACGGAGCAGGCCAAGGGCAAGTACGACCCCCAGCCGATCCCCGAGAAGTCGGCTGCAGCCATCGACAAGTTGATGCTGGACCGGGCAGACCGGATCGGCTCGAACGAGGCGTACAAGGCCACCCAGATGGGCAGGAACACCGTCTGGCTCTACATGGAGAAGCACGGGGACATCCACGGGGCCAAGAAGCGCTGGATCACTGCCCACGACGAACTGGTCTGCTCGGTGTGTGCGTCACTGGATCGTCAGGAGAAGGATCTCAGCGATCCCTTCGAGACCCCCACGGGCGAGAAGATCCACGCCCCCGGAGCGCACCCCAACTGCCGGTGCGAGATCGTCCTGAACTTGGGGATGAACATCGTCAAGAACCTACCGGGTGATCCCTTTGACCGGGACCGTCGCGGGAGGTTCTCCTCCACCGAGCAGCGTCAGGCCAACAAGATCGAGACGCGCCGCCCACCCATCGGCTCTCAGTACGTTCCCATCGGATCCTCGTACGCCCCCATCGGATCGACGTCAGGCCCCATCGGCAGCGCCCGCGCTCCGATAGGGGAGAGCCTGCCGCCTATCGGGTCAGCCTTCCTGCCGGTCGGTACTGAACTTCCGCCCATCGGTGCCCCACCCGCCAAGGCCAAGACAGAGACCAAGCCTGAGCAGCCGAAGATCGGTCAGGGCAAGACCAAGATCAAGAACCCGCTGCCCAACAAGGTCAAGGCAACGACGAAGACTGCAACGACGAGTACGGTCTCGAACCAGTTGTCCACGACGGTTGACTCTCCTATTGAAACGGATATTGGTAACAAATCAGGCATCAAGCAGGGCACCAAGATAAACCTTCACAAGTCGCCGCTGATCATTCCTGCCAGCGAGTACATCAAGGAGTCTGGCCTCAACATCAACAGGTTCATCAAGCCAGACAAGAACAACCCGAATCCTGTCATCGAGTTCGAGGGCGGCTACATCGGCTACGTCGGTGACATCAAGAACGAGCACGACAGTGAAGCCGCCATCCTTGAGGCGTTCGACCACGAGATGAGCACCTTCGTCCCCAAGGTCAAGGTGGCGGAGATGGAGATCGATGAGGCGACTCCCAGCCGGAAACCTCAGCAAAGGGATTCGCGTGTAATCGGTCAGGCGACCGCAGCCATGGACCACAAGGCCCCACTGGTCTTCTTCGTCGTCAAGGATGGCTGGACCGGTTTGTCGATGGAGGGACTGACCAGCGAGGAACTCAGTGTCGGCTTGATCAACGGTTCCTTCGAGATCGTCTCGGACGAGATCGTCCACATGAATGCCGACATGCGGACCAACGCCTACCCGACCGTCGTGAGGGACTACATCGAGAGCGGCTCTGGCCCCAAGACGTTCACGGACATGTCCAACGCCTCCGATCTGGTCAGTGGGATCATCTACATCCCGATCCGGTCTGCTCCTGATTTCGACAGGAGTCGTGTCATCAAGCACGCGCCCCGGCTGCTCCTTAGGAGAAAGTGACCAGACTGATGAGGGACGATAAGACTATGGAAGATGCCGTCGCTGTCGTTGCCGAGCAACTCTTTGGCGATGCTATTGACCCTCGTGAACTCTCAGATTTCATCTCGAAGATGAACGACCAGTCTGAGATGCACGTCAATCAGGACTTGTCTGGCTCTGCCAAGAAGGCCCACAAGCGCAAGCAGGCCGTCAATGCCGTAGGGCAGGGGCTCAATGCTCTGGCCATCGGTGCTGGTGGCCACGCCCTGCTGATGGCGGGCCGAGACGAGCGCTTGGCGAACTCCAAGAACCCCGTGGCACGAACTCTGGCCGCTCCATACAAGAAGTGGTCGGGCACACGGGCAGGCAAGGCCATCGGCCCCAAGTCCAACTTCGGGCGCAAGTACGCCATCCCGCTGGCTGCGGGAGCCATCGGCCTGCATACGGCTGAACTCGTGGGCGACTCCATCGCTGCCCGCGCCCTCAAGGAGCAGCGCAAGCAGAACAACTCGAAGGCTCTGACGGCAGTGTCTGATGCTGCCGCGAAGAAGAGCGCTGCCAAGCAGGATGCCGTTCAGGACATCGCCATCAAGAAGGCTCTGGAACAGATCGTGGACGCCCGGAGGAGGGGCGTCATCACGACCGACACGGCCATCTCGATGAGTTCTGAACTGGTGTCCAAGGTGTCCTCTTCCATGAACCCGGACGCCAAGAGCATCCACGAGGAGGCCAAGGCTCTGGTCCCCATGGCAACGGACGGCAAGAACAAGATGGGCCTGAAGCCGCTGGCGAAGACCAAGCCGGTGGGAGCCAAGCCCATGAAGGGCACTGTGCCTGCCGTTCCCAACCGCGTTCCTGAGCCTGCAGCAGAGAAGAGCGGATTCGCCAAGGGCGACACTCCTGACCTTGTCTGGAACGGCTCCATCGAGAAGATGGACATGGACAAGCGTCAGGTCTTCGGATACTGCACCGTGACTCATGTGAACGGCGAGCCTGTGGTGGACCGGCAGGGCGACTACGTCCCGCTGGACGAGATCGAGAAGGCGGCGTACACGTACGTGGTGAACTCCCGCAAGGGCGGGGACATGCACGCCCGCGATGGCGAACTGCCGCTGCAGACCTCAGACATGGTGGAATCCTTTGTAGTTACACCAGAGAAACTACGAACGATGGGGCTGGACGAGAACGCCATCCCGCATGGCTGGTGGGTCGGCTTCAAGGTCAACGATGACAAGCAGTGGGAGATGGTCAAGAACGGCGAGCGCACCGCGTTCTCCATTCATGGCAACGGACGCAGGGTGGAGAAGTCGCTGTGAATGCCTTCGGCGTGGATGACGGGACGATCTCCAAGAAGGGCCTCAAGGCCCTCAAGCCGCTCAAGGGAATGATCAAGGGCGGCAAGTTCGGAAATGCCGGTGGCATGTTCGGAGAGCGCACGGCCAAGAACGGGCAGAAGTTGCCGTCAGCCTTCCGCGTTGGCCAGAAGAGGGGCTTCACTGAGGGACTCGGTCCCATCGCCTCTGCTGGACGAGGGCTGGAGTATGCGGCTGCCCACTCCCCCGGAACGGCTGCTGCGGCAGGGGCAGGGGCAGTAGGAGCGCTGGGTGGCAGCGCTTATCTCATGGGGCGCTCGCATAAGAAGTCTGATGGCTGAGAAGTACAGCAGTGGCGAGAGGAATCTGGCTGCCGCTGAGACTGCAGCAGGAGCAGGTATTGGCCTGACAGCAGCCAGCGGCAAGGTTCCTCAGATCGTCAACTCGTGGGCGCGTCGTGACCGCAAGGTCAAGTACGAGCGCGTGAAGAGCCAGTTGGCCGACAACGATCTTCCGCGCGACCACCCGAACAACCCTGAGAAGAAGACCCCGGACTTCACCAAGGGCAAGGGCTACGATCCCAGCGGCAAAAAGTTCGTGCCCCTGAAGTCCCTGCCAGAGGACACCACTCGCGTCGTTGAGCACGTCAACCCCAAGACAGGGCAGACCTTCCCGAAGAAGGAGAAGTACTCGGCTAGGGCTGAGGCCTACAACGCTGCGTGGAAGAAGCACGACGAGGCCAAGAACGTCCTGCACAACAAAGCGAACGTCCCCTTCCCTGAGTCCGAGTGGGAGTACAACGACAAGGGCAAGCGGCTCAAGAAGGTCGTGGCCAAGGACCCCAAGACCAACACCCCCATCACGAATAAGGCTGGCAAGATCAAGATGATCAGGCAGCCCGCTGCGGTGGGGCACTTCCGCAGGGCTGCTGTGATCGGCGTGGGTCTTCCGGTGGGTATGGGGCTGGCATGGCACGGCGCACGCACATGGGCGCATCAGGGGGAACTCAAGCGCGGTGAGGTCACCAAGAACATCACTCGCGGTGAGGTTGACGGGGCTGTGGTGGGTGGGTCTATAGGAGGAGCCCTCTACCAAGCCCCGTCCTTCACCGAGTGGGGTGGCAGGGCCAAGGAGGACAAGAAGACCCTCAAGAAGCCCAAGGCCAAGAAGATCCTGAGCGAGTGGAAGACCAAGTACGACCTGCACGGAATCCAGCGAGGAGACCCCCGCTGGACCGAGGGATACCGCCACTACCCCAAGAAGTTGCCGGGGGCTGAGATGCGTCGGGTCATGTCCTACACCCACGCGGGCGGATCAGGTCTTGCTGCGACAGGCGCTGCTGCTGGAATCGGAGCACTCATCGGCGCTCAGGCTGTTCGCTCGGGCAAGAAGCGGCGTCTGGAGAGGAAGACATGACCAAGGCCTCAGACGACGTCAAGCACAAGAGGGCCATCCAAGGAGCCATGAGCATCGGCACGGCCACCATCGGGTTGGCTGCGCTGGGGACCAAGGGCGCGTCCATGGCGCTCAAGCGCTCCCCGAAGATGATTCGTCGCCTGCCCAAGTCCATCTCCAGCGACTCCCTGAACAGGGGATCGATCTCCCTGACCACAGCGGGAGCAGGTCTGGGTGGAGCGAGCGGGTACCACTTCGCTGCCCTGCAGCGAGCAGAGAACAAGGCTGAACGTCAGCGCGAGGGGAAGGTCAACAAGATGCTGGAGTACTCCCCCTTCGGGGTTGTGAGCAAG